GTTTTGCCCGCAGCTATTCTATTCTCGGGCTGATATACATCTCCGCCAGTTCCATCAGGTGTTCTGTTAATTACTGTTGTTGGTATATATCCAACTACTGTAGATGCTACAAAGTTATTTGTTATCTCTATATACTCGCTTCCGCTTAAGTAATAGAGCTTCGCATTTTTCCCGAATACAAAGAAAGTTCCGCCAGTAGTAGATACCAATCCGGTCATTAACTGCGTGTGAGTTCCTGTTTCGGGGTCAATTTTATAAATACTATTTCCTTTATGAGCGATAATATACCCGTCATCATCCGGCCAAAGTTTTTCATAACAAGCTCTGAAGGCGCCGTATGCAGGTGCCCCAATGGCTGTTTGGTCAAAAAGATAACTTTGCCCCGGTCTAGATGCTAGACAACCATCATTCCAATACATGTTCTCGCAGTCAGGACTTTGGTTTACGTTAAGTCTGTAACTAAGTTCCCAAAGATTAAGTCCACCATTAAGTACTGACGCATCTAGTGTTCGCTCTACTGGAGCAGGATACCTAGTACCGTAATTGTTCTCATATAGAATTTGTGGTTTAATACGTCTCTGACTCATTGGTTATCCTCTAGAAAAAGTTGTACACGTCTTCGACTTGAGTTATCGTAGCGTGCGGGTTCTTTAGATTAAGTCTTGATAATCTAGTTTCCCACACATTGTATAAAGCATAATAAGCTTTAGTATTATCATCTAAAGCTATCATTGCAGCAACGTAATACGGGATTATAGAATGAGTATCCGGTGTATTATCAAGTCTAGTGTTTGGATTAGTAGTTAAAGTATATTGAGCTGGGTATCTACTATATTCAACAACGTAGGTACCAGCTGGTCTATTCGGTACAAGTATAGTATCATCACCAAGCCACTTATATTTATTAGCCTCTACCATAATCTGTGGGCCACCACCAGCAGGTAAAAATCTTACGCATATTGGCTGAAAGATGTTAGGAGGCATAACGTGTTCGATGTCAGCTGTCTGGATTTCAAATCCAATGGCTGGTACTTCGAATGATTCAAACTCAGTAATAGGTTTAGCTACTGTAGCTATTTCCATCATAGCGTCATTGATTAAACCTATCATTCTGATGTTGTCATCTGCTTGGTCATTATAGGTAAGTGGAATACTTGACCCGACAATACTATATTGATTTAGAAGCTGAAAAGCTTTGTTTTTACATTCTTGTATTGTCATTTTGTTTCCTTTTAAAAATAGAGGGCAGTATAAAAATACTACCCTCAAAATGTTTTAACTATGCTACGTCGATGAGGCAAGCTGCTACGATCTTGTTGTTGATAGAGTAAACAAGGATGGAGTCAGCTGCTACTGTTGTTGTACCAACTGTTACATCGGAGTAACCTGTGTTGGCATCGCCATATGCTGGAAGTGTTGTTCCTGTCTTAATCTGGAACTTACCGCCTACATAGTGGTCATAGTTAGCAATCTTTGTAATCTTTCCGTTATCATCGAGCTGGCATGCAAGTGTACCGAGTTCGCCTTCGAGGAAAGCAATATAAAGAGCGTCTTTCTTACCGTTAAGTACGAATGCGTCATAGATTAAACGACCTTCAACAAGCCAACCGGAGATTCCAGGAGCGTCCTGATGAATCTTATATTCGTTGAGTTGTTCTGGAGCAACTGTTGCGCATGGGTGAACGAGAAGGAATGAGCATCCAAATGGAAGTCTGGAAGCTGGAACTTTAACAATCTTTGTTCCATCAACTTCGCCGAGAACTCCCTTGATTACCATATCCTGAGACTTATCAGAATACTTCATGAATGCTGGATCCTGCATCATAAGGTTAGCAAATCTGTAAGAGCAGTATGCAATTCTTCCTGTATCTGGAACATTCTTGTTACCAAGAACTTCAGAACCGGAAAGGAATTTGCCATATGCTGTAGTTGTGGAAGCTGCGCCAACTTCAAACTGTCCGTTTGTAACAGCAGCTGAACCCTGCTTACCAAAGATATATGCGTCATATTCCGGAATGATAACTTCCTTCTGTTCTCTTGCAAGAGACTTTCCAGCGTCCATAACCATCATTGTTTCGTTCTTGTTTCCTTTGTCAATTGTGAATGTGAAAGAACGATCTCTTGTGAGTGTCATTGTCTGGATTGTGTTGCCAAGTTCGGATGGGCTGCCATAACGGTTAGCTCCGCTTCTTGTATAATCTGTAAGTGGAACTGTATCTACTTGGTATACGTTGATGGAGTTAACTCCGTTCCAATCGTAATCCTTGTTAGTACCCATTCTTGCTTGAGAATCTCTTGTAAATCTCTCATCTACTTTATTTGAATATTTGCTTGCTAAGTTCATTGTAGGCATTTTTATTTCTCCTTTAATAATGTTCTACTTATTTGAACCAAGCGTACTTTTTAATAGTCGTCTGAGTCGAAGCCTTTCATAAATGGATCATCAGGCTCCTCGACTGCAGGAGCGGCCTTACCCACTGTTCCTGTGATAGGTGCTTTAGCAGCGGATGCTTGGTTCTGTTTGATAATGGCAAGCTCTTTCTGAGCTGCCTTGCTTTTGAATTGTTCATAAGCTACAGACAGACGAATACCATTAGCATTTGCTTTGAGAACTTCTGGTGGCAATTTAACTATACCCGGATATAGTTTTACAAATTCATCAAGCTCTGCTTTACGTTCGGGAGATAGATTCTGTATAACATTAGCCTGCTGTTCTTGTGGTGCTGGTTCCTCTGGTTGTTGTGCTACCTGAGGTTCTGGCATAGCTTTTAAACGCTGATCAACTAAGAACTCAGCCATGGCTCTAGTATTCCCGGCTTCTTCTAACTCTCTAATTTGTCTATTTCTGTAGTTTTGTGCAGCCGCTTCTATCATCTCATCGGCATTTGCATACCCAAGTTGCTTTGCAAGATACTCGCTCTTAGCATTCTTTGCTTCGTAGCTCTTTACCTTTTCATCTAACTTGTCGTAGTTCAATCCTTTCTGAGCGTATACTGTGGCTTCGTCAAGCGATAACTCACGGTCTTCGTGGTTATACTTAACTCTTACTGTTGGAGCTACTGGCATTTCATCAAGAGTCGTGGTTAACTCTGTCTGTTCTTCAGCCTGTTCTGCAACAACTTCAGTCTCAGCTACTGGTTGTTCTGTGGTAGGAACTTCCTCTGTTGTGCTGGATACCTCTGCATTTGGATCGTATGTTTCTGCGTTTGGGTCAAAACCGTCTGGCAAAATCATATCGTCGTCATAACTAAGGTTGTAATCTTCCATAATGGACTCCTTTCGTGGTGGGAAAGTTTTAAAATATATAGGCGATTGCTAGTGGAGTCAAACCACTCTAAAGTCTCGGACTGCAATCAAGTGAGACGCTGCTATATTAGCAACGCCTCTTTGGTAGGAAATTAAAATATGAATCTGACTAAACGCGATTATTTAACAGTGTTTAGTTTTGCCTGCTGTAATAGTACATTCTTGGAACGAGTTCCAACTGTGTTGTACATCTCTTGGATGTTCTGTGGCATCGATGCTAAAGCCTCAGCCTCATTAACTTGAGCGTCCCCAGAAATTGAAACAGGAGGTTCCCCGGCAGGAGGGCTAGGAGGCATACCTGTTGCAGGAGAACCTTCTTGTTGTGTAAGCTGCCTTCTGAGTTTAGCTAATAACTCTTCTTTTCTTGGGATATATTCATCAGGCATACGCTCGAGGTAATCTAATACGTCGAGAACTCCTGACTGTTTCAAGTTGTCAAGGGTTTGAACGATAGCTATTCTGCTCCAGTAAGTAGATGCACCGACATCTGCTCTTACATTAAGCCACAAGTCTTTAAGTTTTTTAAAGTCATATAACTCAGCGACTTTAACTTCACGAGTTAAAGTTGAAGGCATTCCTGTTGTTGGATCAACTATGTTCTCCGTTGTAGTTGTGTGTTTAACTACTGGTCTTTCACCGTAATATGTACCCATCATATCAAGAAGAATTCTTCCGATATCTTCAACCCATTCGTATTTATTTGCTTGTGGGTTTTCCAATGGTACTTGAGACGCAGATTGAAGAGCAATAAGAGCTGATGTGTTATCAGGATTAACATTTCCTAATTGAGCATCGGTAGCTCCTAAACATTCTTTCGTATACTGCATCGCCATCTCGATACAACGCATTATTTGCGTAGACATATCGGCTGGCTGGATAACGCCGTAAAGGTCGTTCATCCTCTTATCTGGAGGTAAGTCGTAAACCGCTATCGCTTGGCCTACTGCGTTATTCCACTGGCCGATAACATTAGCGTCATAAAGAGTCTTTGGGAAACCTAACATCTGCTGATGTCTCATTATTAATGCAAACATAGAGTTGATATATATCTGGTTAGGAATAATCCCTGTTACTAATGCTCGTCCGTGATATTGGTTCTTCTGTTTCTCCCAGTTTCCCCAAGCGATTGGATAGTATGTTAAACCTGTATCGGTCTCCTCTACTATAGTTGCAAACTTAGTATGCTTGGAAACCCAGATTGTTGTCTTTAATTCTTTTACTTGTTCTTCTTCGTAAACAGGTTCTCCGTTAGCATTATAAGCAGGAAGACCCATCGGTGTTTTCTTCTGGATTGGTTTGCCTGACTTATCTAGTTTTGGAGCCATGACTGGCTTACCGAACTCGTCTACTACTTTTTCTTCTACAGTTTTCTTATGATAAAAATACAGGAATAAAGCTTTACCAGTTTTATCGTCATCTCCTAATTCGACTTTTCCACCGGAGCCAGCTTGCCACTGATAATCTTTATCCGAATTAATAGCGTCTGCGCCGTACTCGTCACCTTTGTGATTCATCTTGTACTCACGCTTTAGATTTTTAACTGTATCTCTTCCTATTAATAAAATGTATGGCTGGTCTTCGACAACGTTTGTATTTGGATTCCCAAACATTACATTGATGCCGTCAATCATTTCCATCTTGATTTCGCCACGGTATGCACTATATTGTCCGCCATATGGCTTAGCGTTCGCATCCCAATAAAAATGAGCACAGTAATCGCCTGTTTGAACTCCGTCAAATAAAGCATCTCTGATTCTATAGTCAAGCTTTAATTTCTCGAATAGGTTCTCACACTCAGATGTTGCCATCTCTGCAGCTGTCTGTGCTTCTCTATCCTCAATAATATGAGCTGCCTTATCCTCTACGGATGCGTCCCCTACTTCGTCGGATGATCTATTTGCAAGGGGTTCAAATGAAACCTTACTAGCTGTACTAGTTAAACTAGCAACAAACAATGACGCTATTCTCTTTATAATATTGAATACTGGCTTAGGTAAATTGGCCATGGCATTGGTATTGCCTAACCCTTTCCATTGATTACCTATAAAGAATTCAATGTTGGTATTAACTAAGTCGTATTGATTTGGACTTAAGCTGTTGTTATATTGCCTTCCTAGCTCATACAACTGCCAAGCTTTTGTTGTTCTTTTATCCATTTATATTTCCTTTGCCATATGCCTTGTCGGCATTAAAGTTCATTAATTCTTGGAACGCTTCAACCTCTGCTTGGATTTGCCTTTTCTGTCTTTCAAGCTCAATCTCATCTTGGTCTGGTGTTGCGTAAAGGGGGGTAGGTCTAGCTACTTCGTCGGTAGATTTTTTGTAGGAAGGAAAACAACTAAAGTTATTTCGAATTAGTATAACGATAACTAAACCTATCCCTACGATACTTACTAAACTAAGAACCCCAACAAGAACTAACAATATCATTATTATTGTTTCCATATTCGTTAGCCTCCTTATTTGAACTGTATACATCAAACATTTCGTTGCTTGTAAACTCGTCAAGCTCGTGCTCTTTGTACCGTTCATTTTCATTTGGTACAGGTTGTTCCTTATTGAACCTACTCCTGTACACGCAGAATCCACGCAACGCATCCGGGGCGTGAGTAATTTCATGAGGCTGGGTTGCCGCATCGTTCATCCTGTGCTCATCGTATTGCAAAGCAGGAAGTGTTCTTATTAGATTGACACAACTTTTATAGATGCGTATCTTGGAAATTGTTATCCCCTGCTCATCGACAAAGGGGTGCAACCATTCCTTTACTGCGGCCCAGCCGTCAATTCTATCTCTTGATGTCTTACTGAGAATAATTTTGTTTTCTCTGAAGATATCAGCCACACTTCTTCCGGTCTCTTGACGTCTTGCCCAAAGATCCGACGGAGCTAAATACTGGTCTACTTTCTCAATAGACAAAGCTTTTTCTTTCTCCTTAATAAGCTTCGCGGCTTCTGAGATTATTATGTTGGGTTGATATATTTCCCCCAATACATACGCGCGTTCGTGGTTATCCACTGCAATAAAATAACCGGCAAACATATCTAAACCGTAGTCCATCGTGAAATATATTCTCCACGACTTATCTGGTTTAGGTAGCTCGTCGATTACGTGTACTTCCCTTTTAAACTCAGGGAAGAATTGTCCCTCATACAAATCCCAAGAACCGTCGAGGAGAGCTTTACGCTCTTCTTCTGGTAAGTCCTCGAGTCTATTAACGTAATCAGGATCGGCTTCCATAAGGAAGGTATTGTCTGTAACTTTACTAGGTATAAATAACCTAGTTGATTCGCGACCAGTTCTCTCATTCTTTATAATGAAAGTCTCCATAGGTGGAGCTACATCTATAAATCTTGACTTAAAGAACTGGTGCCCGACGTTCCCCGGGTTGGTAGAACACTTTATTTGTTTGGGGAAGTCATTTGCTCCTCTGATACGTGTACGAAGATATTCATACATATATTGAGTGAAGTGAGTAGACTCATCAAGTCTGATGATGTCATACTCGGTTGACATGTATTTATATACATCTTTCTCGTTGTCGCAGAAACCGAAGTCGGTCAGCGACCCGTTATGAAAAGTTACAGTATGTTTACTGGAGTTGTACGAATACATCTCTTTCGGGTATATCTCAAGCATCGTTCTAATAAGCGAGTGCTCAAGTTCAGGGAATGTTCTTCTCAGGATAAGCTGTTTAATTCCCGGATAAGTTGCTGCGTACACTAGATTATCTAATAATTGTACATAACTCTTACCGCCACCAGCTGCTCCGCCATATAGTACTTCATCTTGGCGGGCGTCCATGAACATTCTTTGTTTCGGTGTAACTTGGATATCCATATTCTTGCCTCCAAAAAACCAGCCTATGTTGTTGGCTGGTTAGCGTTGAATATTCCGTCTACATTATTACCCTTAAGTTTTCCACTTGATATGTCATTAAGTAATGAATCTATTTCATTATCATTCATCTGTCTAATAGCATTTCTAGCTTCATCATTATAATTTCTGCTAGATACTACAGCATTACTTTGAATTTGTGGAGCTGCGGCGTTACTTGCTGATGAAATTTGTGCGCCTGATTGGGCTGCATTAGGTGCCCCTATTGAACCAATCTGGTTCTGTGTTTTCTGCTGAGCATTCGATAATAGCTGAGAGGCAAGTGCTTGGACTTGTTTCTGGCTATCTATCTGCTGGCTACTAGGTGCTGTCTTTGTATTACTTGATGATGAAGTCAGCTGTTGATTTTGAGCTGGCTTTGCCCCCGGATTAGATACGGAGTTATGTGGATTAACTAATTGAGTTCTGGCTTTTATGCCCTGAGCGTTTGGAACGCCTGTCTGTTTCTGATCAGTTATCATTCTTCTTCACCTTTTTGGTAGTTTTCTTTTTTGGAACAGCTACCTCCTTTTCGAGGAGTGTGGCCGGGTCTTCAGAATAACTACTCTCTTTTACAATATTAATAGTAGGTTGTTGCCATGACCCGTCGTGTTTAACAAAGTGTTCCCCTGTATCAAGGATAATTATTTCGTCGCCTTCCTTACAAAACTCTGGGAAGTCGGACATAGTTTGTAATGTGTAAATCATATCTTTATTCTGTTGGAGCAACTGCTGCCCACTTACCTTCTGAATTAACTTTAAGAACCTTACCAGCGTCTTCAGCTGTTACTGCCGGAAGCTGAGATGGTATTACGGCCTTAGCCCATTCTCCATTTACTACGATAAGAACCTTACCGTTGTCAGCTGCAGCTACTTCTGGAAGTTTTGCTGCTGGAATTTGTGGAACGAGTTCCCACTTTCCGTCTTCGAATACGTACCACTTATCAGTAGTATCATCAATGTAAATTGAATTTGGTTCAGGGGATGTTGGTCTTGCGGCTAATCCCCTTCCTATAGTCTTAATCATTCTTTGTCTCTCCTATAGTCTGTACTGTAATAACCATTGGATCATTATTCTTAACATTAACTGTTTGTTCAGGAAGTTCTCCTGTTGTGTCTCTTGCAACTTGATACGCTTTAACGTCGCCTGATAAAGCCTGCTTTACTAAAGCAATACTCATTGCTTCTCGGTTAGTAATCTTCTTACCTGACTTCTTTTGGAACTGCGCAATCAATTCGTCGTCGCTATTAAACGCTGGCTCGTCTAAAGCCCATAGAAGTGCTTCTTTAAAAGTCTTTTTGACTACGTCGTTTTCTCTGGCTTTCTTACCTCCCATCGAGGCAATAGCTTTGCGTTCTTCCGGTGTACGGTCTTTAAGGCTGACGAGGTTGCTTTTGTTATTATTTGGCATCTCTTACCTCGCTTTCATAGTCCCGAACTCGGAACCTTTCCGAGTTTAACTATATCACGTGTCAATACTGACATTCACTGACAAGTTTTGAGTTAGTGAGTTAGTCTGGAAAAATTTTACACACTCAGCTTAAACGTTGAAATTTCAATACTTACAAGGTTTTGAGTTAGTGAGTTAGTAAATTTCTTAAACTTCGTAGAGAATATTTAGAAGTATATAGTGTTTATATAAAAACGTTTTACAAAGTGTTGGAATTTTACTCACTCACTCACTCACTAACTCAAAATGGCTTTTATTTATACACTTTATATCGTTTGTTCATTTAACGTTTCTGAAAGTTGGGATTTTTACTAACTCAACTAACTCACTTTTTAATTTTTATTGCGGGTGTGGTTGTTAGGTTGTACCCCGGTGGGGGGACTAAAATAACCACTATGAGTTTTCTGCGTATATATTTTTATCGATCTCCTATACGCAAGGCGTGGGGGCGTTAGAAATAACGGTTGGTCGGCGTTCGGTTTCTTCTATTGTATATTAAGATATACCGTTGGTGATACTGCCAAGTGTCGAATGCTTTTATCCGTTGAAATTCCAACGGTTTCTGGCGTTTGACCATGCGACTTCGGTGTTCGTTTCCTACTATTAGAAGATTAAAAAGGCTGTCAAATATTGTCAGGTTGTACACCTAAATAGTTTTTAATCGTTGATTATCCGTTGATATATCAGGATTTATTGCCAGTTATTACCATATTTAAGCCCTTGCCAAAAACTTGTCAACCCCAAATTTAAAACCCCAAACCCCTTGAAATTCCAATGGTTTTTAACCTGTTAATTTTTTCCATTTTGCACTTTTCCAGCTCCAGTGTGCTAGGTTGAAATTGCAAGCCGACGGAGCTTGTAGGCTAGCAATTCCGACTAGCCGAGAATGTTTATAGAGATTTATATATATCTCAGAAAGGACTTTAACATGGAAAAACAACTTCACAAGGGAACAATGCTTGAAACAGCTAAAGGTAAAACTGGTCGTGGTATTGAGCTTTATATCGACGACAAGCTCACTGACATTGAGAGAGAATTTATCATGTCATCAGGTAGATACAAAGATAAAGGTCTTGGTTTCAACTATCAGAGAAAGTTTGTTGACAAAGACGGTCAGTGGCACAGGGGCTTTTACTATAGGGCTTACGATGAAAAAGTATTTGAGTTTGTAAGAACAAGAGTACTCGAACAGGTTGAAGCTCCTAAGGCAACAAAGCCTGCTAAGAAAACCACTAAGAAAGCTACTAAGAAAGAACAAGAAACAGTTACACTTACCAAAGCTGAATATGAAAAGCTCATGGAATTAGTTAAAGCACTTGCATAAGTTCTTATCGAGAACACCGGTTATTAATTAGCCGGTGTTTTCTATTAAGCACTTTTGCTTA